CAGAAACATGGAAGAACAAAAAAAATGTGTCAATTATAACTAACGAAAATGAAAATGAATAGAACTATATATATTTACTGGGATGGCCCATGCCATTCTTTAATAGAAATATTAAAGGATTTAATTTACTTACACGCTGATTCTGGAAAAGGGTACAAAGTGAAATTACTTAACCAGGAAAATGTAAAAGATTATGTTGACGACTTACCAAAATACTTCTCTAGCTTGAAGCCTGCTCATCGAGCAGACTTTGCAAGGGTTTGCACATTAAGAAAAAATGGAGGGATATGGTTAGATTTAGACACTTTAGTATTAGGTTCTCTTGATTGTTTATTTGATACTATTGAAGAAAAGGAAGGGTTCTTTCTTTTAGAGAACAATAAAAATATTTGCAATGGTTTTTTTGGTACAAAAAAAGAGACACGAATTATGAAAGTGTGGGAAAACATAATGAGAGAAAAAATAGATAAACACAAAACAAATATAGAATGGACAGAAATTGGAAATAATATTTTATATAAGCTGAGTATTGAGCAACCAGACTTATATACTAACTATAAATTTTTTAATGGCCTAGATACGGTACAGCCCGTGCCCCTAGGTAGATCCGTAAAAGCTTACTTAAAAAAACCTTACGATTTTTATAGAAATATTACGAGAGACTACCAACCATTACTGGTTTTGAATCAAAATATATATAAAAATTTAAGAGGAATGACAAAGCAGGATATATTAAACGCCGAAATGCCCATTAATTATTTCATCAATAAGTCATTGAACGGCAAATGACATTTTTCCAAAAAAATAAAATGCCTAAATACCTTCTATTGATGCCGCAAGGTGGATTAAATGATTGCTTCGTGCAAATAAAACGGGCTATAAACTACTGCCAAGAACACAAAAGAACTTTACTTATTGACACTCGCAACTCGACCTACAGAATTAATTTCAGCGACTATTTTAGCATTAAATGCGATGGAATTGATATAATTTACGATTCAGACGCTATTAAAGATATTATTTTAAATAAAGAGTTGTCGATTCTCCCAGAGACGCTTTCGAGAGCAGGACTATTAGATATTTTAAGCGGAAATGAAATACTTAAATACACAAACGCAAGGTACTGGCGATCTACTCAAGGTAAATTAAAATTTCCCAAAACCTCATACGAAGAAGATGTAATTGTAAGCGCTTCTTATGGGGGAGGCAATGGGTTTTCCATTTTAAAACTGATATCTTTAAAGCAAAAATTCAAAAACTTATGTAAAAAAAGAGTTGAAAAATTAAAAGGGGAATACTTATGCATTCATGTAAGAAATACAGACTTGAAATGCGACTTCAAGAGTCTGTATATTAACAATAAAGAAGAAATGCATTCTTATGATTATATATATGTATGCACCGACGATAAAAGTGTGTTAGATTATTTTCGATCAAAAGATTTAAATGTATTTAATTTTTGCTCGTTTCCAGAGTTTCCAAGCAACTTACATTCCCGCATGAATGGCCTGAAGCCTGAAGAAATAATTAGGGATATTTTCGTAGATATTTTTATCGCAGCGAACAGTAAAGAATTCCTTTCAAACTCTAAAGGCGGCTTCGTGGATTTAATATTTAATTCAAGAAAATTGAAAAACAAATATACTATACTAAGCAAGCTTAAATAAAAATAGAATGAAAAAACTAGATCTGGTAACATTAATAGCTCCAAGGCTAGAATTTTATTATCTAGAGGAATGGATAAATCACTACCTTTCTTTAGGATTTGACAATATATATATTTATAATAATGGTTTTAATCTTTGTTTAACGGATACAGAAAAATCCAAAAATAAGCGGTATGGAGATTATTCCTTTCAAGAATTTACAGAGGAACAAATTAACAATTCTATAGATAAGATAAGTGCATCTTATGATAAAGTCGAGATTATTCCGTGGGAATATGGAACGGATCATATGCACAAATATCCAAGATCTCAGTTTAGATCTATAATGAATTATTGCGAATTTTCTGACGCAGATTTCATGTGCTTCCTAGATCTTGATGAATTTATGATTTGCAAAACAAAAATAAAAGACTTTTTATCTGATAAAAACTTTGATAGCTGCAAGATCTATCAATACGAACAACAAACAAGAAAAAGAAGAAAAATAAAAAATATCCCTATAATTAAAGAGAATTACACAAAGAAATTTGGAAAAAATATTTCAAGAGTAGATTCTTTAAAAAGCCTAATTAAAAAACAAGGAAAGCTTAAAGGCTGGAGCCATCATTTCGGATTCAGGAGCGAAGATTTTAAAAACATTATAGAAACTCAAGAAATATACTATAACCATTACATGCTCGAAGACTAAGATCAAGTCCATTCTAGTTTTTTAGAAAAATCAATTTCAAGAAAATCTCTATTAATAGTTTTATTAAACCCTAAAAATTTATATAAATTATTTACATCTGTATCTTTGTGAAAATCTTGAATAAATAAGTCTTGACTTCTATTTTTAAAATAATCAATTATAAATCGCTTTTTTTGTTTAAAATCATTTCTTAATAATTTTTCGAATTCAGGATTCATAGGTTCTTTTATGTGGTATTTATAATTTAACATCCAATCGTCTTGATCTCTATCATTAAATATAAATTTACTCCCTGGAAATGCTTTATCTAAAATCACAAAACTTATGTCTCTCCATGGGGCATCACAAAAAGCATCATAATCATTCATATACCTTAATACAGAATCAATTTCTTTTATGTCTTGACCCACATATGTATCCCATCTAAATTTTTCTTGAATTAAATCGTTATAAGTGTCATAAAAATACCTAGACCATCCGTGATATTTAACTTCTAAAACTTTTATAGCTTCAGATAATAAAGTTGATGCTGATTTAAAAAAACCTATTTCAAAAATTTTATTAGATCCATAATCAGAGATTGGATGCTCGTTAAATTTTATTTCGTTTTGCAATTTAGAATTTTTTAAAGATTTAATAAGTATATTAATATTTTTCTTATTATCATACATTCCGCCGACTTTTTTTTTGCAATTATCAGCATATATTTTTTTACTTTCTGGATTTTTCAACTCCTTGCAAAGCAAAAGCATTTTTTCCGAAGCTTCTTCGATATTTTCGGATTCGAACAAATATCCAGTTTTTGAACCCTCTATAATCTCTGGTATGCCAGAAATACTGGGGCCTAAAGCTGGCACACCTAAAGATAAGCTTTCTACAAAAAAAGTAGGCAGCCCTTCGGTATCTTTATTTTCTGCAATTTTAGAGCATAAAAATGTAAAGATGGATTTTTTGATATAAGAAAGAACATCTTTATTTGATACCATTCCTAAAAAATGAACTTTTTTGGAAATATCAAGTTTTTTTGCTAAACCTTTTAAAATCTGTTTTTTGGGGCCATCTCCAGCTATAACAAAATGAACATCTTTCTCGATTAGTGAGAATTTATAAAATGCATTAATTGCATCTTCGTACCCTTTCATTTCATCAAATCTGCCAGCACTAAATATAAAAGGATGATTAAATTCCACGTCTTTTACATTTTCGCTTTTTGGCCTTTTTACATTTATCCTTCTTACTTGCAACTTATCTTTAACATTTGAACAGCTCTTATTATCTACCATATAATGGTAATTAAATTTTGTTATTGGCAATATAAAAGAAGCGGTGCCAGCTTTAACTTTATCAAAAAAATACGAGCTAAATAAATCATATGCATGCACCGAAAATCCATATGGTATTTTTGAATACATGCTAGTAATCATAGCAACTTCCGCAGAATAATTGGCAAATGGAGAATATATACAAGTTATATTATTCTTTAGCATGTGATCTCCTAGGGGCTTTGCCATCATTTTGGACCTTAAGTATCCAGCTAACTCCTTTTCCTTGTATTCTTTTGGAGCAAAATCTTTTATGTATTCTATTTCTTCCCTAAATTCAGAATGACAAAAAGGAATCTTTTTATGCCACCCATAAGTTTCATCTAACAAATTTTGTTCTTTTATATAAATAATTTTCGACCTATCTATAATATCCATATCTTCTTTGAATAAATTAAAGACATAATCATCTGGCCTATCTAAAGAATAAATTATATAATCTATATTTTCTTTCTTTAAATTTATTATTTCATTTACTATATAAGTATTAGAAGGATTAGGAAACTGCCAAACAATAATTCCAACTTTCATTTTAATAATCCCAAGATATGTAATTTTTAACGTCTTCTGGATTTGTGAATTTTTCCCAAACAGGTATATTTTTTGAAATTTTCAATGGAATTTTATAATCTTTATCTACCTTTAAGCCCAATCTCCACTCTTCAGGAATTATGTAATCAATATTTAAATTATTATTTAAAATTCCCTCATAATTTATAACATTTAAATTTCGCGCTCCTCTAACTGCAGTTTTATACAAGTATTGAGATTTTTCCATGTTCTTTTTGTACCTCTCAAAAGCTTCACTATTAAAAGTAGGTTTTTTTTCTATTTTTTTAAATCCGTGATTAACTACTTTAGATAAAAGACTACTTTCTTGATATTTAATCCATATATCATTTTGATTAGCGAATAAAAAACTTGCATATTGATCTAATAAAGAATTTCTATTAAGAATAATAACATAATCAGAATATTCCACAATAGATAATACTTTTTTAAATTTTTCATTTCTTCCGTATGGATTAAAGTGACCATCCATAACTCTAAGAACATTTAAATCTTTATTATCTTTTTCAATTCTTTTTTTTAGATATTTTATTGGATCATCTTTTTCTTTACATTTTTTATCCCTAAATCCTCCGCCTTCTTTAAATACGAAGAATTCACCTAAGACATTAATACCACAAGACTTTATAATTTCTTGACATAGATTGGAGCCAGCTCTCTGACCTGTCAGAATAGTTATTAGTTTACTCATTAAAATTTCGAGCCTTTCATTAAATGTTTATATAAAGACTTATCACTTTCTTCACTCTCTCCCAACATAATATCATATATATTTTCTTCTATATCATTCTGTCTATATATAGACCAAGTAGGAATATAATAACAATTAGGATTATCTAGTATTTTATGTGCTTTATTAATTATTAATTTTTCATCATTAAACCATTGATGTTTAATATATCCTGGAGAGTTTTTAATTCCTTGATGTTTTAACTTGTCAACTTTCCATGTGACAGCCTGAAAGCCATGATCATCCTCTTTCCCTTGATCCTGGAGCCATACCCTATTCTTAAAGGTCCTCAAAGCTTCAGCGAATACCAGAGGCCCTATCCTATGCCATTGCATCTTATCATAAGGCAATTTATTCTCTCTTGTATATGCTCCGAAATTATACTTTGATAATTCTTTTTCCATTTGCTGTATAGCAAATTGAATAATCGGGCTTCCTTTTTTACCAAAAATAACACAACATCCTGGTTTTACATATTTTTTATCACTTTCACATTCCTGAACATCAGTTGATAGCATTACTTGCCCTTTATCTCCTATTAAGTCCATTTCTGGCTCGTCAAAAGATAATTCTGTGTTAGCTACTATATCTATATCCTCTTTTGCATTAAGAAGATCAAACACAGAATTTAAATCTTTGAGTATTAATATATCAGTATCCATCCAAACACCGCCATATTTGTTTAATATATGCCACCTAACATAATCACTTTGGTGATTGGATTGCAACTTAAAGAAATAATCATGCGGTTCTAAGTATTCATTAATTGATTCATTGTTTATCAAGTGGACTTTTAAGCCATATCTTTCGCATAGTAACTTATTGTGTATGAATAAGTTCTGCAACAATTCCGGCATCCTCTGGATGCCTCCATCCCAAAAAAAGAATACATCTTTTGTAGAATTAACAGATTGAGCTTTGTCATAAACAGATTTTAAATTTTTGAGCTCTAGCTTCAAGTCTGCAGACCTTTTTATTTTTAACTCATCATCTAATACAGATCTGTAATCTCTATCATTAAAAAATTTTCTATCTCTAAAACCTGCAGCTCTATTTTCTATATTAACATCTCCTTTTTTACTTCTATATTCATAAAAATGCTCCTTACTCATTATTCCGTAATGATTTAAATTTAAATATTTTTCTGATTCTGAGAAATTAAGACATTTAGAACAATAACCTCTACCTCCCGATATTCTTGATTTAGTTGGGTTGTTTGCATCATATTTAACTGGATATATTGCTGGGCCTAAATGTTCAGGAGAATGAGTCCATAAATGCCTAGGCACATCATTTCCAGGCCAACGTCTACCAACGGGTTTATTTCTAAAAATAGTCTTAAAGTTCCAGTTTTGAGGTGGAGGGAGCACTTGATTATCTGGAGCACGCTTGACAAAAGAGTCTATAACGCTATTTTTTATAAAAACATCATTAGAGCTTCCAAATTGTTTAAATGTAAGACGAACGGAATCAACTTTAGAGCTTAAGGAATTTAAATAGTCTGTTATTTTTTCGTAACCATTTCTAGCATAAACAAACTCGTCTATATCTATAAGCATTATCCATTTTGATTTTATTTTACTACTCACCCTGCCACAAGCATATAGATTTAAATAATACTCTTGTTTAAAGTTCAAGGGAGCGTCAATTACTTTGCAACCCATGTTCTTAGCTATAAGTGGGCTATTATCAGTAGAGTTGTTATTTAAAAGTATAAAGTTATCTACACCTTCTAGTTTGTGATGTTTTATCCACTCCTCTATAACATGTTCTTCATCTTTAAAAACTGAAATTATAGTTAAGTCAAGAGGTAACTCCCCTATCTCTTGTTTTCTTTGTTCCATTATAGAATAATTACACTATAAATTTATTATAGGCAATGATTAATAAGAAGAAAAAAGTTATTTTCATACATGTTCCTAAGTGCGGAGGGCTTTCCATAAAAAAATTATTCAATTTCCCAGGCCCAAGACATAACACTTTAAGGTATCACCTCAAAAAACATAAAAAAGAGTGCGAAGAGTTTTTTAAATTTTCAATAGTGAGAAACCCCTGGGACCGAGCAGTATCATGGTACTCCTATCATAGCACACAGAAATGCAGAAAAACTGCAATTTGCTACCAGAAAAGTTTTGAGCAGTGGGTTAAAGATGGTTGCATATCTCATTGGACAAATGTAGACGGAACTCAATGGGGGGATAAAACAGGAAATAACCCAATGAATCAACATGAATTTTTAATTAACGAAAAAGGGAAAATAGGTGTTGATAAAATAATTAAACTAGAAAATATAGAAAAAGAACTGGAAATTTTAAAAAAAACTTTTGGAATAGAAGGTAAAACACCTAAAGTAAATAAATCAAAAAGACCCAAAAAAAACTACAAATTAATGTATGACGAAGAAATGAAAGACATAATATATAAAAAATTCAATAAAGATATAAATCTCTTCAACTATGATTTTTAAATGATTAGTCACGTACACAAGGCGATATTTATTCACATACCTAAGACGGCTGGAACATCAGTTAATAACATATTATCTCGAAATGAATTTAAAGGAATTAATTATCATATGGCAGAAGATGGGTCTAATGATGATATAACTGGAGCATATAAAATGGGAGTTTCCAGGAGGCTAATAAGAGGCCTATCGGAAGAATGGAGCGATTACACAAAGTTTGCATTTGTAAGAAATCCCTGGGATAGAATGGTTTCTTGCTGGAAGAATAGAGCTGGAAGATACGAAAACTTTAATGATTTTGTAAATGACTATCCTTACAAAGAAAATAATCATAATTTAGTTTGGCATACCTTGCCGCAGTTAACGCATATAACAGATGAAAAAGGATCTCTAATGATTGATTTTATAGGAAAATTCGAAAACATAAATACTGACTTTAAAAAAATATCATCTATATTAGGAGACTCTAATTTAACCCTTCCTCATTTAAATAAAAGTGAAAGAGTTGGTTATAAAGAGTATTATAATAATAAATCCATAGAGAAAGTGTTTGAAATATACAAAGATGAAATAAGACTATTTGGTTACAATTTTTGAGAATCAAAGAATCTCCAGTTTTTATTTATCTCTTTTGTTTCATCTTTATGATGTATAGAGTTTTTATCTAAATCAACATAAAGCCACGGCCTTACATGTAAAAGCATTGTTTGGGAGCCAAAACCAAAGAAATCATTGCCCTCTACGACTAAATTTCTAAAATATTTTTCTATGAACAAGCTCCCATTATTCCAGTAAGCTGGAACCCTGTTAGAGCTATATCTTTGAAGGCAAATTATTTGATCCTCAAATTCATGACCTCTGAAGATTTTAAAATTATTTTTATTTATAAATTCTTTCGACCTACCCTCCTCTTTTATTTCTGAAAACTCCATTTCGTCTAATATTGAAGGGTGCGAAGAGTTAACTTTTTCTATATAATTATCTATATTTTTATAAAGGGTATTAGTCTTTTCTTCATTTTTAAAAAGAGTAAATGGCCCGCACACTCTTCTTCTATCAGCAGTAATAATATCACTGTCCCAAATATAATCATGATTTAAAAATTTTTTAAAATTGCCCCAAATTACATCTATATCACAATGCCCCCAGTATTCGTAATCTTTAATGTACTCTTGGAAAATAAGAGGAAAGCTGGGTCTTAGATCACATATTTTATAAGGACGGCTTAATTTAATTTTTGATTTTAATTTATCAGAAGCTATTTCCTCTATTTCTTTTAAGCTTGTAAATACATATTGAATGTTACCATCTATTTTAGATGCAATTTTATCCGTAAAAACTAACCAATTTATGTCTCGATTAAATTTCGCAGTCTTTCGCCATAAAGGGAAGTAATAAGGAAGCTTTCCGAAGTAAGCTGATATTACTAGAGAAGACTTCACCTTACCACAACTTCGAACCAAGCTCCATATTCGTCTGGAATTATTTCTTCATAAGAATATATTTTTCTTAAGACTTCTTGATTTATTATATCTTCCTCAAATTCTTTATTTCTAGATAGACCATCAAAGCCATGAATTTGACTCCAGAAAGGAACTCTCACTCTATCGGCTCCTCTAGATTTACCACAGCATAAATTTAATTTTCCATAATTAACATTTCCAGATTCACTAATAAGAGCTTTTAAAACTAATTCTGGATTCCATTTATACTCAGAAGTTAAATTATCGAAATACAGATACTTTTTATCGGTATGTTTTTTAGGGTACCAAACCTGAGTAAAGTATCTATACATTGACATTCTAAAATCCATTTTCTCTGAAGATCCCAAGCAAAACCTATCGAAAATACCATCAAAATGATTGTCATGAGCTGGAAAATAAAGCTCGTAGTTTAATAAGTTATTTACATTATCCAAGGAATTAAAAAAATACAAGTCTGGCCTTGTCCAAATTACACAACTGTATTTTTCTTTGAATTTTTCTTCTTTAGCGATTTTCATGTCTCTGGATTTCTCCATAGACTTCCACTGTAAAAGGTTACCTTCAATTCCGCTCCTTTGATATTCGCTCATGTTTTTATGAAAGCTTAAATAATTCTCATCAAGATAATCTTCCTCAAATACTACATGGTAATTAAGGCATTCTTTTTTGATTAAATTCAAAAGCTTTAAGTTCTCTTCCGTCTTGCATTGCGCTGGGAAATGCCCAAAAAAATCAGGCTTACATGGAAGAACTTTTATTATTTTTTCTATAAAATTTTCGCATGTTAAATCAAAATTCCTAATTAAAGAAGACATGCATATAGCGACTTCAGACTTTTCGTTTTTAAAATTGCAATCATCTAAAATAACCCCAAGGTCATTTTTTATAGAATATTTAACATGGTTTAGCTGTTTGATTTTTTCATCAACACCTTCTACCCAGTTAGCATGATGGACTAAAATACCTTCAGGAATAGAAAGCTCGGTTTCTTTGTTGTACTTAACTCCTGGACACCAAACTTTATCCCTTGGAATTTTCTTTATATTTAAATTTATCCAGCCTTCCTTTAGTAAATCTCTTATAATGTACTGTTCTCCTCCTCCATCTTCATTCATTATCCTGCTTAATCTTTTAGCTACTATTTCAAAAAAATTCAAAGTTTGTAACGAGCATCTGCATATAAAAAACCCAGAACATATCTGCCCCTTGTCATCGTTTGACTGAAAAGCGATATCACTGTCAGATAAAAAATTAGATAAATAATCAAATGTCTTTTCTAAGAATTGAACATCAACATCAGAGCATACTATCAAATCACCCATATTTTCCTTTATGCAATCTATCCAAAATAAAACTTTATTGTATTGAGTCTCTCTCCATCCAGACTTGCAATACTCCCCAGTTTTTGAAAATTGATTTTCTGAAAATTCAGGCTTTAAATCGTAATCTGCCAGTTCTCCTTTTGAGAAGAATTTCTCAAATAATAATTTATGCGATTCAGAGTAAAAGCAAAATAATTTTGGTTTTTGATTCATGGAAGTGAAAATCTCATTAAAACATAAAACTTTTTTTTCTTCATTGATATTAGCATTGATCGCCTCTTTTTCATTTTCTTTTTCAAATCAGATGCATATTTATTATGAATTAAAGTTAGTATTTCTCCATCTTTATATTCTACATCATCCCCGTACTCCAAACAAATGTTTTTTAGCTCTTCAACAATATTCATGTGTATATATAATATAGTACTTGCGAAAACAATACATTCTATTAAAAAATATGAGACTAATTATTTTTACAATGTTCTTTCTAGCTTTTGGGTGTGCCAAGTTTAATACGATACCCCAAAAAACAGAAAAAGAATTAAATTTTTCAAGCTTTGAATCTATTGATATTGATAATAGCGGATTAATTTCAAAAGATGAAATGATAAAATTTCACGAAACAAATAGCGACAAAGAAAGAGATTACGAAAATCCTAATTATGCTATAGGGATTATAGTCTTGGCTATAGGCATTATAGCGGCATTGCCATTTGGAGTGGGTTTTATCAAAAAATTATTTAATGATATCAAACTTAAGAAGTGACTTCTGTAAATTAAGGTTTCAATGGAAATCTTACTCCAAGGAGTTGCAGATCTTAGAAGAAATAAATTCTAATGCAATTAAAGAATTTTATAAAGAAGTGATGATTCAAGTTGATAAAAAAGGATTAAAGAATCCATTCGACCAAGATTTAAAAGAGCCAAAAAAAGAAAGTGCCGAAATATTTAATTCAGAAGAAGTTAAAACGATATATAGAAATATAGCAAAAGCCACACATCCAGATTTAAATAAAGATGAAAGAACAGAAGGCGTATTTAAAAAAACTTCTTTAGCGAAAAAAGAAGGAAACTTAAACAAGCTTTATGATTGCGCAAAAATTTCAAAAATTAAAATTGAAAGCATTACATATGATCATATAGAAAAAATGGAGAAAGAGATAAATGACATAGAAAAAGAAATTAAAAAAATTAAAAATTCAGATGCCTGGTTATGGTATCATGAAAACAATAAAAATAGAACCTTAATTATTAATTATATAATAAAATCGATTAAAAATGACTAAAAAGAAAATTAGAACCCAAACAATTTCAACTAACAACGATAAGTTTTCAGTGATATCTGAAAAATTAACGATAAATCAAAAAAAATTACTCGCCATATGTTCGAATAAAAATACAAAAATAGTCTTCATTTCTGGGCCAGCTGGAAGCTCAAAAACCTACATTTCAGTATATTCGGCATTGAAATCATTATCATTAAATTCAGATTTAGATTTATCATACATTAGAACTATCATAGAAAGTGCAGATAAAGGCTTAGGAGCATTACCTGGAGATCTTAACGACAAATTCAATCCTTATATGATTCCTCTGGAAGAAAAACTTTATGAGATTTTACCTAAAAATACCACCGCTAGAAAAGATTTATTCGAATCAGGAAGGATAGACGCTATTCCTATAAATTTCTTAAGAGGATCAAGCTGGAAAGATAAGATTGTAATAATGGATGAAGCTCAAAACGCAACCTTTCAAGAGCTTACTACATTAATCACGAGAATAGGTGAAAACAGTAAACTTTTTATATGCGGAGATCCTATGCAAAGTGATATTAATGGAAAAAGCGGGTTTAATAAAATGATGAATTTATTCTCAGATAAAGAGAGTGAAGATAAGGGTATTCACACCTTTAGATTCTCATGGGAAGATATAATGAGGAGTGAAATTTTAAAATTTATAATTAAAAAACTAGAAAAGAAATAGAAGAAATGCTAATTTTTATTTTAATTTTTTAAAATTTAATTTAACATGAATATGTATGGTTGAAATAATTATATCTTTGATTTCTGCTGCAGCTACATTAACAGCTGTATTTTTAAATTCTTGGCTATCAAATAAAAACAAAATCCAAGCAAAAAAAATATTATCCGAAGAAAAAATAAAGAAAATATTTTTGATATTAAAGACGGATAAAAAAAATATTAGATATGAAATAAAAGGCTCCAATTACAATCATGAAAGCGTTGATTTAAATTTAAGTAGCGATAGTGTTCAATTAAAAATAAGCATGATGGAAGGCGAGAGTTTAACCGAAAAAGAAATAAAAATCATTAATGCATATTTCAATACAATAAAACGAAAGATTTAACATGTCAAAAATATACTGTCAGAAATGCGGGTCAAAAAATATTTACTCTTTAAATGTGCCGAAATTCTGCAATGCTTGCGGGGAGCCATTTTTACCTCAAAGCTCAAGAAATACTAAGAAACAAACACCCAGGGAAATAAAGGGTTCAAAAATCTCAGAAGACGAAACTGACATTTTTGAAATTCCTCATTTAAATTCTCTTGAAGTTGAAACGTCGTCCGAAGGTAATAAAACATTTAATTTCAATTCTATTATTGGTTCGGAATATAAGGGGGAATAACAAATCTTGGATGGCGGAAAAAAAAAGAATAAGATACGAGGATAGAATCGAGTTAGTAGATAACGAAATAAGGAAAAGGAGACCTAAGTGGAGGTTAAGCTCCTTGAATTGGATTGACTTTGATGATGTATCTCAGATAATAAGAGCTCATTTAGCTAAAAAATGGGATCAATGGGATCAGTCTAGACCATTACTTCCCTGGGTGAATAAAATAATATCTAATCAATTCAAAAATATACTAAGAAATTATTACCATAATTTTGCAAAACCATGCGTGGGATGCCCGTTAAATAATTCATTGGAAGAAGGCGAAAATTCTTGTTCTTTTACGAAAACAAAAGTTCAAGACACAAGTTGTCCTTTGTATAAAAAATGGTCCAAATCAAAAAAACACGCATGTGATATAAAGATTCCAGTTTCAATAGAAAATCTTTGTTATGAAATAAATTCTGAAACATCTTTTAATGATAATTTAGATCGGAATATAGAAAATTTTCACGAAGAGATGAAAAAAGAGCTGAATGAAAAGCAGTATAATATTTATAAGATGTTATTTATAGACGATTTGTCCGAGGAGGAGATCGCACTAAAGCTAGGTTATAAAACTTCTGAAGTTGGAAGGAAGGCTGGATACAAACAGATTAAAAATATCAAAGCAAAGATGAAACAAATAGGAGAAAAACTTTTAAAAAAGAAGGATATTATATTATAGTATACAAGATGAAGTTAACAAAAAGTCAGAAAGAATTTATAGATAAAAACTATTTACAAATACCAGATATAGATCAGTTGACCAGATCTTTATTCAAAGATAAAACTTTAGACGGAAGGAATAAAGAGGGTAAAGCTGTGGCGAGCTATATGCTTGAGAGCGGTTACGAATATAAAACTAGAATACATAAAAAAGCCCAAAAAATAGAACTCTCCCAAGCTCAAAAAAAACAAGTGGAGGATTTATGCGAAGATGGCTTAAGTAGTTTACAGATCTCTCAAGTTGTATTTCAGGCTGATATAAAAAATTTAAGCATGGAACAAAGATCTGTGTCCGACTTCATAAAAGAAATAAAAACAAAAAAGAAAACTAAGCTAAAAAAGAAAGATTATATACCGCCTAAGACAGAATCTTTGGTTATAGATAAAATTAATGAATTATGTCACGAAAAAGTTTCTATAGAGAAAGCATCAAGATCTGATAAAGAGTGCATAAAAATGACTAAGAAATACTTAAGATCTCCTAGGTTTGTTCAAATAATGAATACATACAATTGCGAAGATGCCAGCTTATTTGAGTCTGAATTCATAAGGTCAGTTTGGAATAAACCAGATTTAACGGTTGACGAGATTAATTTATACATAAATGTTTGCGTTGATTATATAAATTTAAAAACAATACAAAGAAACATGGAGAAATTAAATCAGATGTTTGATGAGGTTGAAGATCAAACCGAAATGTCTGTAAAATTAGCTGAAATATTAAAAGCTAAAAGTTCTGAATACCATCAATGCGAGCAAAGGCAAGAGTCTTTAATTAAAAAATTAAATGGAGACAGGTCGGCCAGAATGAAAAACAAAGAACAAAAGTTCGCTTCGATATTGAATTTAGTACAGTCCTTTCAAGAAGAAGATGAAAGGTTGAGGATGATAGAGATAGCTGAAAAACAAAAAATGTTAGTGGATCAAGAAATTGATAAGATTGAAGAGATGTCAAGTTGGAAGGCTAGAGTATTAGGGTTAAGAAGGGAAGACGTCTTGTAAAATGAGTGAAACTTTTGAATGTAAAATATGCGGGAGATTCTTTGAAAAAAGAAGAGGCTTGCATTTGCATATAGGCAAAGCTCACAACATGAAAATACCGCAATACTATAAAGATTACGAAACTAAACTTAGTAAATTATACAAGAAAAAAATTCCTTTTAAAAACATAAACGACTATTTACAGAGAGATTTCATAAATAGAGAAGAGCTTATTCTTTGGTGTAATCAAGAAAAAAAAGAAATCGTAAAAGAATATTGCGAAAAAATATTAACAAAAAGAAAAAATGATAAAAGTTTAAAATATTCGTTAGGAGAGATAGAGTTAGAGTTATGTGAATTGCCAACAATAAATGTCTATAAAAATATATTTGGAAGTTATTCTAGGTTATGCGAGAAAATAGGCCTGAAGAATTTATCAAACAAGCCTATGCCTGAAGATTTTTTTGAAAATAACGAGCAAGAAGAAGATTTGAAAATCTTTATCGACACTAGGGAACAAAAACCAATTAATTTTAAAAGTGGAGAACCTATGAAGCTTGACTTTGGCGACTATACATGCGGAGGGAATTATTATGATTATACTTATGTAGATAGAAAAAGCGAGCAAGATTTAAAAGGAACTTTATCTGGAGATAACTTTGAAAGATTCAAAAGAGAGCTAGAAAGAGCTAGAACATTTAATTCTTTTATATTTATTGCAGTGGAAAGTTCTATAGAAAAAATTATCAAAAATAATAATTTTACTCCTTACAAATCTAAGCTTCCATACATATGGCATAACCTAAAATTTCTATCTCAAGAATATAAGGATGTTTGTCAATTTGTATTTGCTGGAAACAGAAATGGGTTGAAAAAAATAATCCCAAAAATACTATTATATGGAAAGAAAATTTGGAACGTAGATATTCAATACTTTATAAATGAGCGAGCAGGAAAAAAAAGATAAAACATATTGGTCTTTAGATCTGTCTATAGATTTAAATAATTGCCAATCTGATAAATTTAACGATAATGGACTCTCAAGTTATGCGAGAAAAATAACTGAGCTAATAGGGGAGGGAGATGAAATATTAGGAGTGATTTCTCCTTTTGGCGATCATAGTGAAGATATGAAAGGTTTTAAGTTGATACACGAAAACCAAAACTCTTTAGTGATAGGTCGCTTTGTATTTAAAACTAAAAAAGCCTATATCAACATAATGAGCTGTAAAGGCTTTAGACCAAGTGAAGCTATAGAATTATCCAAGGATTTTTTTAATGCAGAGTCTTATTCTTGCCAAAAAATATTAAGAGAATAATGAGTTGGGAAATTGGCGATCAAAATAGAACTGAAAAAATAGACTTTAACGAACTCTTAAAGCAAAAAAAAGGATTCCTAGACGAAGAAGAAGCTCAAATCCTTTTATATAAATTTTTAAGAGAAAATATAACCTTTGCCACTGATTTAATATCAGGAGTTGAGCTTTTCCCTTTTCAGCACATGGCTATTAAGGCTATGTTCGAGAGCGATTATACACTAGGTGTTTGGTCTAGAGGAATGTCGAAATCCTTTACTACTGGAGTATATGCATTTTTAGATGCTATATTAAATCAGGGAGTAGAGATAGGCATATTATCTAAATCGTTTAGACAGTCGAAAATGATTTTTAAAAAGATAGAAGATATAGCTTCAAAACCTGAAGCTGCATTTTTATCTCAATGCATAACTCATAAATCAAAAAGCAATGACGAATGGCTTCTTGAAATTGGGTCTTCAAGAATAAGAGCTCTACCGCTTGGAGACGGATCTAAACTCAGAGGTTTTAGATTCCATAGGATAATTATAGATGAAATGTTGCTAATGCCAGAAAGGATATATAACGAAGTTATAGTTCCATTCTTGTCCGTTGTTGAGAATCCAGTTCAAAGAGAGAGGATGTATGAAGTGGAAAATAAACTTATAGAAGAAGGAAAGATGAAAGAAGAGGATAGGTATAAATGGCCTAACAATAAACTTATCATGCTATCTTCTGCTAGTTACAAGTTCGAATACCTTTATAAATTATACGAAAAATTTGAAAATTTAATAGCATACGGAAACCAAGGTAACGATACTGCGACCAGAGCTATAATGCAATTTAGTTATGACTGTGCTCCAAAAAAACTTTACGATGAAAATTTGATATTACAGTCAAAAGCTACAATGAGCCAATCCCAGTTCGAGAGGGAGTTTGGGGCGATATTTACTGATGATAGCTCTGGATATTTCAAGACATCGACAATGGCTAATTGCACAATAAAAGATGGAGAGCTTCCAAGTGTAGAAGTTAAAGGCGAAGAGGGCTCGAAATACTTACTAGCATTTGACCCAAGTTGGGCGGAATCAGAAAGCTCGGATGATTTTGCTATTCATGTTTTTAAATTAAATGATGAGAAACAACAAGGAGTCTTGATTCACAGTTATGCTCTAGCTGGAACAAACTTAAAACATCATATAAATTACTTCAGTTACTTAATAAATAATTTTAATATTGTAGCAATAGTAGGAGATTACAATGGAGGTGTTCAATTCATGAATGCTTGTAACGAAAGCAGTTTATTTAAAAAGCAAAAAATAAAAATTCAAAATTTAACTTCTGATTTCGAAAGGCCAGAGGAGTACGCGGAAGATTTAAGGAAAGCTAAATTAGAATACAACCTTAAAGAAAGAAAATATTGCATACTAAGAAAACCCACTAGTCAATGGATAAGAAGGGCTAACGAATTATTGCAAGCAAATTTAGATCACAGAAGGATTTGGTTCGCGTCTAGAGCTTTAAACGATGAATACAGAAAACAAACTAAGCAAAATATACCCGTTCAAGGGTTAAAGTTTTTAACTTCTGCAGAGCATGAAGAAAAACAAAGCTACGGAGCTAAGATGATTGATTTTGTAGAGCATCAGCA